GCACAACTTGGTGCTGACTTTGCTGAGCGAAAGCAGTCGATTAATTCTTTGACTGCTCGAACGTTGCAGCTCGCAAGAGCTGCACGGGCGCTTCGAAGAGGTTATGTTCTTGACTTCTTCAAAGAACTCGGCATAAAGAAGCGCACGGTTAGGAAATCTGCGTCTGACATGGGGGGCCTCTGGCTTGAATATTCATTTGGCTGGAAACCCCTTGTTGACGACATCTACAGCGCCGTTAATGTAATACAGCGGCCCTTTCCGTGTAAAAGGTGCAAAGGTCGAGCGAAAGGATTATACGCTACGACTGTATGGCACCCTAATCTCCCGTACTCTACAGGATACGATGAGTATACCTGGAAGACTATGTACCATCTTGAGGCCAATGTATCGGTCTCAAATTGGGTTGCATGGAGAGCTAACGAGTTGGGACTTATCAATCCGTTGTCGATTGCATGGGAGGTTGTTCCATTCTCCTTTGTAGTCGATTGGTTTGTTCCCATCGGGAATTACCTTCAAAGCCTGACTGACTTTGTCGGTTTAAATCTCGAGAACGCCTTTAACACATTGTATCGTGTTCTGGGTAGAAAGCGGGTAGCAATTGGAATTAGGGCAGATTACAAGCCTTATGACCATACCTACTTTGCCAGACGGGTGGACGTGACGAGGGTTCTTTCTATACCTTCACCGCCGGTGTTACGTCCTCGTTTTACGGGTTTTTATTCGGCTCGTGGAGCAAATGCAATAGCGCTCCTTACCTCAACCCTTAGAGATCTCCCTAATGTCAAAACACCGCGACGATTTAAGATGTCGCGTGACATGTATAACTGGGAGAGGAATCTCTTTTAAAGGAGATTGTATCATGGCAGCAATGGCTAATATCACAGTCAAGAAAGCGGACGAGACGACAGATATCGTCTACACTGCTAAAGTGGCCAGTGCGGGCGACCGCACTCCTGCTGTTTGGAAAAGCACGACCGTAGGTACGGCTCCCGCGCACAACCCTTCCCTGACTCTTACGAGTCGTCCAAATGGGGACGGAAAGGTGCGTCGAGTCGACTACGCTTATGCTTACCCCCAGACGGCAACCGCGTCTGATGGTTCCATATCCATCGTCAACCTGTACCAGCAGTCCGGATCGGCGGCCGTTCCGCAAGGAATGCCGCAGCTGGACATTAACGAAGCTGTCGCACAGTGTAACAATCTGCTGGCGGCAGCGCTGGTGAAACAGGCTATGAAAGATGGATACGCCCCAACTTAAAGGGGATCGGCGTGCAACTTCGGTTGTCGCCCTTGTGAAATGGGTGGTGTTGCTTGGTTTGGTGCTGTTCCACGTCGTATCTTCTGACGCGGATATACAGCATCTCATCTTGCATATTCTCGGGATTGCTGCTAAGTAATCCCCCCACTTCTTAACCTGGAGCCTAAGATATGTTCAACGATCTGTTGCATATTGCCAATTCGATCTGGATTGGCACAGATACTCCCGTTTCTCTTGGCTGCTACCTCAGAGCCAAATACGGTGAGTGGGAACAGTTAGCTCGTATGAGGCTGTCCCCTGGTGACTACAAAAGTTCAGATAGCTTTAAAGCCGACACCCAGGCGGTGGACTTCTTGCGTAAATGCAAGGACCTGCCTACTGGGATCGATCCTGAAGCGACGGCGAAAGCTGCGTTTATGGAATCTGAGCTTCGTTGCTGTCATACAAACGCGTATTTTTCTCGTTTTCTTCAGAATCAGGGTCCTTTTGAGCCCGGTGACGAGAAACGCCTCGACATTATTGCTCGAGTGCGGAAAGAAATAATGCGAATGATAGGCAGCCCCCCTACCAGCCTAGAATTACGACTGGGACCGGGGAGCACTTTATCTGACGCGCGTATCCACTCTACGGTACCGCACAAGTTTTGTTCTGAACCCACTGTTACACCTTCTGCGCTCCACGTTTTACCTTTGTGGGCGCAAACTGCCTGGGCTCGTAACCTGGAAAGTGGAAGGTTGATCCGGATGGTAGATCATGATGTTTGGGCGGCGGTCAATAAAGATGCCTTGAAGAAACGTGGCATCTCGACTCAGCCCTCGATCAATGTGGCCTACCAGCTGGCGGTCGGCAGATCTTTACGCCGCCGCCTTTTTATCCGTCAAGGAATTCACCTTGAGTCGTTGCAGC